TCACGATCCGGGACACGGCGAAACAGCTTTTATGCCCTGGACTCGGGACGCTGTACCGGGCACTCAGTGCCGAGGCAACGACCGCATACGGGCTGAGTCCAGTTTTCGTTGTGCACGACGAACTAGGCCAGGTCAAGGGGCCGCGCTCTGAATTGTATGAGGCGCTGGAAACCGCGCAGCAGGCGCACGACGACCCGCTGAGTATCATCATCAGCACCCAGGCGCCGACTGATGCTGACCTGCTGTCGATATTGATCGATGACGCCATAAGCGGGGCAGACCCGAAAGTAAAAGTTGAATTGCACACCGCACCGCAGGAACTGGATGCGTTCAGCGTCGATACGATCCGACTGGCAAACCCGCACTTCGACGACTTCATAAACAAAACCGAAGTGCTACGCCAGGCGAATGAAGCCAAGCGGATGCCGAGCCGGGAGAGCAGCTACCGTAACTTGATTCTGAATCAGCGGGTTGACTCTTCCTCACCTTTTGTTAGCCGCTCGGTCTGGATGGACAACGGCGCAGATCAACTCTCGGCATTGGCTGGCGCTGAAGTCTTTGCCGGTCTCGACCTTTCCAGCGTATCCGACCTCACAGCGCTGGTGTTGATGACGTGGAAAGATGGGGCGTGGGATGTTTTTTCACGATTCTGGCTGCCGTCTGAGGGATTGATTGAAAAGTCGAAAATTGACCGAGTACCTTATGACCTATGGGCAAATGAGGACTTGCTTTACACCACGCCGGGCAAGTCCATTGAATACGAGTACATTGCAGAATACCTGCGTGGACTTTTCGATTCATGCAACGTCAAGGCCATCGGATTCGACCGCTGGAACTTCCGATTCCTGAAGCCCTGGCTGGAAAAGGCCGGGTTTGCCGAATGGGAGTTGGAGAAATTCAAAGAATTCGGGCAGGGCTTTGTGTCAATGTCTCCCGCGATCCGCGAATTCGAGTCACTGCTATTGCAGCGGAAATTGAGGCACGGCAATCATCCGGTACTGACCATGTGCGCAGCAAACGCGGTGACTGTCAGCGATCCTGCCGAGAACAGGAAATTCGTGAAATCGAAAACGACCGGGCGCATTGATGGCATGGTAGCGCTCGCCATGGCTATTGGGGTTGCCCCTACGAATGTTGAGGACGCCGTGAGCGTTTACGAATCTGGAATGGTATGAACCCACTTGTCTACCTCATTAACCTGCTGAAGCGCGAGCGCCCTGGCAGTGACCGGGTTTATCTCAGCCCTCAACAGGCCGGGGTCATCGTCAACGAGGACAAAGCCCTGACTCATGCGGCTGTATGGGCGTGCGTGCGCATCATCTCGGAAACCATTGCGGCATTGCCGTGGCGCGTGCACCGCAAGATCGAGCGCGGCAATGAGTTGCTGGACAGTTCTGACCTGGACTACACGCTACACGTTCAGCCAAACCCCGAGCAATCCGCGTTCTCCTGGCGCGAGACGATAATTTCTCATGCGCTCCTATGGGGCAATGGCTATGCCGAGATCGAACGTGACGGGCGCGGCGCTGCATGGAATCTGTGGGGCTTGCCTCCGGATAAATGCCATATGGATCGAACCGAAGACCGCCGTTTGTGGTGCGTGGTGGATGGGCGCGCAGCAATACCTGGGGCAGATGTTTTTCACTTGCACGGCCTGGGCTTCGATGGTCTGACAGGGTATTCCGTTGTGGGTCATGCCGCCCGCACCATCGGCGTGGGGTTGGCGCTGGATACGATGGCTGCCGCGACATTTCAAAATGGCGCAATGCCGGGTGGGATTATTACGCAGAAAGAAGGGAAAAGCCTCTCGCCAGAAGGCGTGAAGGCCATGCTTGACTCTTTTGAGCGCAGGTTCAAAGGACCTGCCAGCGGCAATAAAATTGCCTATCTGGATGCGCAGATGGAATACAAGACAATCACGGCTCCGCTCGAAGATATGCAATTCCTTGAGTCACGGAAGTTTCAGGTCAGCGAAGTGGCGCGATGGTTTCGCGTTCCGCCTCACAAGCTGGCTGACCTTGAGCGTGCGACGTTTTCCAATATCGAACACCAGGCGCTTGAGTTTGTTACCGATACACTGATTCCATGGATCACCAGGCTCGAGACGGAAGCGCAAATTAAGCTCATCGGGCGTAACAACCGCATTGGTCGCGTCTACACCAAGATCAACACTGCGGCATTACTGCGCGGTGATTTGCCGAGCCGGTATCAGGCTTACGCGACTGGCCGGCAATGGGGCTGGCTGTCTGCAAACGACATACGCGAGCTCGAGGACTTAAACCCGATTAAGAGCGGCGATGACTACCTGGCGCCCATGAACATGGTGCCCGCCGATATGCTGCGTGAGATCAACGAGCCGAAGCCCGAGCCTGTACCGAATGAACCGGTACAGCCAACGATGCGAGCCGTTGGGTGATTGGGTAAAACCTTGCCTTGAGTTGTCCTGCCGCGCCGAGCCCTGCCTCGACCAGACTAGTCCTGCCGTGCCGGGCCATGCCAAGACCAGTCTGGTCCTGCCGGGCCATGTTAATCAATCGCCGTATTTGGACAATCCTAAAAGGACGGCCTTGACTGCGAGCGCTATGGAATCCGGAATCTTGTTATCTCCGGATTCCCATGAGCAAATTGACCGTTGGGAACAGCCGAGTTTCTGCGCTGTTTCTTTTTGTGTCCAACCGTATTTTTTGCGCAAGGCGCGAAGTTGTGCGGCGGTCATTTGATGTCCTTTAGTAATTCCATCGCAGCCTTGGCCGCCGGTAAGGATGTATTGGAATCTGAAACCAGCTTTTCGATATTCTTGATGCTATGCAGGCTTGTATGGTCGCGGATCATCGCAAAAATCGTAAGCCGTGTATTGTGGGCGACCTTATCGGGTTGTTCGAGAGTGTCATAATTAGCACAAGCCAACGTACGGGCGCCTCTATTTGAAGTGCGCCTGATGTGCTTGATGTATTGCTCGCCCTTGCTGACAATTTCATTATTCGCAAGCCGTTTGTATCCCAACTTTGGTACACAGGAAAAAACATATTGATGTGATGATTGTACGTTGCGCAGCGCACTCGCAACCAGATAGCGGTAATCCGCTATGTTACGGCCAATTGCTTTGCTGATGCTTTCATAGGTGAGGATTGATCCGACCTCGACCTTGAGCATCAAGTCGCAAATTAGTTTTACATCGAGCGATGGTTCAAACCGTGGAAGTACAGACATTGTTGATCCTTTCAATAATGAATGGGGTGAAACCTTGACTTGAGTTGCCACGCCGCGCCGGGCCGGGCCTTGTCCTGCCGTATCCCGCCGAAACCAGCCTTGCCGTGCAACTAGTTAAACATCAGACCATTGTATTGATTCGACACTGAATCGCCCGTAATACCCGTTTTTACGGGGACGGAATCGGCCAATGCCGATAAATGAACCAGCCTGTTTCAAATGATATGCAAAAACGTCTTGTGTGATGGTTTCATCCATCACCATGAAATGAACGTCGCCCGTCCATGATTGAACGTATGGAAAACACTTTTCTACCCGCTTGCCAGAGCCGCGAACTCCGTCAGCGGGAACGAAAAGCCATTCGCCCTTGATGTTCTCCTTGTTGACTCCAAGCATGAGCGGATCAACGACAAGAACGCCGGACTCAAAGTGTTTGGTGTATGTGCTTTTACCTTTGCCGGGAATCTGAACGCTAAGATATTTTGCCGCCTCAGACAGACAGTTTTTGAACGCCATAGGCGGGATGAAGACCTCGCCTGACGCATCGATATGGATGCGTTCCTTCCATGTACGGGATTCGTAATCGGCTGACGATTCCTTGTCGAGCTTTGGGGTGTTGTAGTGCCGTGATTGTGAATATGGTGAAACGCTTTTGAGTGTTGCTATTGCCAGTTTCATTTGTGCTCCTTGAGTTGAGATGTGGAACCTTGCCATGCGTTGCCGCGCTGAGCCATGTTCTGCCATGCCTAGCCCAATCGAGCCATGCCGGGCTTCGCCTAGCCTCACTTTGCAGAGACTGGCCGCGACAACCGAACATTAACGCACTAATGCGCAAATGTAAATAGCTATAGAGCGCATAAATGCAAAAAATTTCAGGAGGAAAACATGAAGGGCATTCAGTTACGCAACAAAGCCAATAAGACCGGCGAATTGACAATTTATCAGGACATCGGCGAAGGGTTTTGGACTTCCGGGATTACCGCTTCCGGGTTTTTGAAAGACCTGAAGGCGCTGGGTGACATCGAAACTCTGGACATTCGCATCAACAGCAATGGCGGCTCCGTCTTTGACGGCATCGCCATTTACAACGCATTGCGCAGACACCCGGCAACCAAAAACGTTTACATCGACGGTATCGCTGCCAGCATTGCCAGCGTTATCGCAATGGCCGGGGATACGCGCACGATGGGTGAGGGCACTTTCCTCATGGTGCACCGCGCCAGCGGGCTGGCCGTTGGCAATGCAAGCGACATGCGCGGCCTGGCCGATGTACTGGAAGGGATCGACGCGCAGCTTACCGATATTTACGCAAGCGCGACCGGGATCGATGCCGACACCATCGGGCAAATGATGACCGATGAAACATGGCTGAATGCTGCTGATGCTGTTGCGCAGGGCTTTGCCACTGATGTTGGGAAGCCCATGAAAATCGCCGCGCATGTTGACTTCAAACGCTTCCATAACATTCCAGCAGTATTAACCGATTCGAACGCCGGGCCTTCCGATGTTCCGAATATCCCGGCTCCCGCCGTGATCCCCCCTGTAATCACCAACGAAAGGAAAACCACCATGACTACCATGGCAGACCTGAAGGCCCGCGCCTCTGAACATCAGATCGCAGCCGCCGCAGTACGAACCCAAGCGAACTCCGAAAATCGAGACCTCAACAACGCCGAGCGCGATGTTCTTCAAAGCCACCTGGACGCTTTCGATGTTCTGCAGGCTGACATCGAATTGCAGGCCCGTCTCGAATCCGCCGAGTCAATCCTGAATCAATCACCCGGGCGACGTGTGCAACCCGATGGGTTGCGTAACGTGGTCATTCCGACGGCATCCGAGCGCGGCAAGTGGGGATTCAACCACTTTGGGGAATTCATCAAGAGTGTCAAAGATGCTTCCATCGCTGGCGGCACGGTTGACCCGCGCCTGATTGCCAATGCTGCCACCACTTACGGCAGTGAGGGCGTCGGCGCCGATGGAGGTTTTGCCGTTCCTCCTGAATGGCGTTCCGCTATTATGGCGCTTGTGTCGCCTGCGGATTCCCTGCTGTCGATGACGGATCAAGTCCCCATCAGCGGCAACTCCGTGACTTTCCCGGTTGACGAAACCACGTCGCATCAGAGCACCGGCGGAATCCTGGCATATTGGGATTCAGAAGCCGCCGCTATGACGGCCAGCAAGCCGTCATTGAAAGACATGACAGTGAAAACGTCGCGTCTTACCGCGCTTGTCCCTGTCACCGAGGAGCTGATGGAAGACGCGACCGCGATGGGCGCTTATGTCCAGCGCAAGGCTGGTGAGAAGATGAACTTTAAGGTTACTGACGCCATCATCAATGGCACCGGCGTAGGGCAACCGCTTGGTATTATCAATGCGCCTTGTCTGGTTCAGGTTGCCAAAGAAACGTCACAAGCCGCTGCTACCGTCCGTGGCCCGAATCTGATTAAAGCAGTGGCGCGTATGCCAGCAGAATCCTACAGTCGAGCAGTTTGGCTTATCAATCAGGACGTTTATCCGTTTCTGATGGCGGCTGGTATTGCGGTGGTGGATGCTGCGGGCACCACGACACAAGGCGTCGGGCCGATTTGGGCCGCCCCTAATGGCTTATCGCAAACCCCTTATGGGACTATCCTCGGTCGTCCGATTGTAGTTACTGAGGCGTGTCCCACTGTTGGGACACTTGGCGATGTCATCCTGGCCGATATGAGCAAGTACCTCAGTGTAGTTAAGGCTGGCGGTATCCGTTCCGACGTATCGATGCATTTTTACTTTGACCAAAACATTAGTGCCTTCCGTTTCGTCCTGCGCATGAACGGCCAGCCGTGGTTGTCTGCGGCCATCGCACGCAAGAGTGGCACTAATACGCTCTCTCACTTCGTCGGCATCGCAGTCCGCGCCTAACATTTTCTAGAAAGGAAAAATCATGTCCGCATCTTTGACCGCACGCCTCGACGAACAAGTCGAAACTATCGTTGCCGCCGCTGGCCTGTTGCTCACCAGCACGCTTGGCGATACGACCTACGTTTCGTTGAAAAACTATCAGCGCTTGCGTATTCTCATCAGCATTGCCGATGGCACGACTGTGACCGGCAGCACCATCACGTTGAAGCAGGCGACCGCCGTCGCAGGCACTGGCGAAAAGCCTTTGGCCTTCACGCGTATGCTTGCAAACGTGGACTACGCAGCCAGCAAGGTGATGACAGAAACCGCCGTCACGTCCAATACGTTCACCACCCAGACGACCAACAGCAAGGACAGTTTCTACATCATCGATGTTGATCCGTCCACTCTGGATGTTGCCAACAATTTCGACTGTATCCGTGTGGACGGAACCGGCCATGCCGCTACTGCTTCGCGTGGCTGCGCGGTGATTTATGAGCTTTACGGTGCGCGTTATTCCGGCGCAACAGTGACGGCTGATTGATCTCAAGATTTAAGCGCATCAGCAATGGTGCGCTTTTTTATTGAGGTTGATGAATAAATGAGTGTGTTCATTACTGGGGGTTAAATCATGGCCAAGGTCTACATCACGTAACACCTGCGTCCTACTGTCCAAAGCGGCAACCTGATGCCGGTGGCGTCCATGCCCACGATTGCTACCCAGATCGTGGCCATTGGGGCAGGGTCGGTGCAATCGTCGGCTTTCAATGCAATCACCAAAATCATCGGGGTGCATACCGACGCCATCTGTTCCATCGAGATCGGGGCCGACCCGACCGCCACGGCGAACTCTCGAAGGCTGGCGGCAGGTTCCACGGAATACTTCGAGATCATCCCCGGCCACAAAATCGCCGTCATCACCAATACCTGAAGGAGAAACCATGGGCCCCATCACCACCCCCCAGCAAGTATCGGATTTGACGGCACTGGCTGCTTTGGCTACCGCAATTGGCGGCAGCCACGCCAAGACCCTCCAGACCATTGCGCAGCAGGCTGCGGAAACGCAGGCCCTGTACGAGCAGACCAAGGCGCTGTCGGACAAGCACGATGCCCGTGAACAGGAGCTTCAGGCACAGGAAAGCAAACTCGATGGCATTGCCTTCGACCTTGGCCGGACACGGGACGAACTGAAAATCGCCATAGAGTCAGCACGAATTGCCGACCACGATTCAAAGCAGCGCCTTGCCGCAATAGCTGCCGCGCTCGATGCACGGTCGGGCGCACTGACGGAGCGCGAATCCGACATCGCGGCGCGCTCGAAATACCTCAACGCTCGTTTGGCCGAAGTTCAGGAAGAAGTATCCAAAATCACCGCGCTTCGCAACCAGTTTGAAGAAAAACTCGCCAAGATTCGTTCCATCACCGAATAAAGGAGCAACACCATGAAGATCAAATGTCTCACCAAGTTCCTCGATGGCGCCACCGTCTTCGAACTCGACGATCAATGCACCGTGTCCGATGAGGATGGTGCGCGATTCTGCGCTGCTGGCTGGGCGGAAGATATGGACGGAGTAGTCCCGACCGGCGAACCGACAGGCGGCGTAACCAGACTGTCGATTCACAACTCCACGCTGCGCAGCGCCAGCGCCACAGTAGGAGCATAAATCATGGCAAAAACTGTACACGACGACGTTCTGGACGGAGCCTTCCTGGTGCTCGACGACGGCAACATCATGACTGCGTGTTCCGCGCAGCCCACTACCCGTACCGAGGCGGTCACCACCTACGCCCTGGCGGATGCGACGATGACGCCAGTTACCGACTACACCAAGGCCAACGGCGATACCAGCGGGCGCAAATGCACCATAGCTGCCAAGTCAGGAATACTCATCGACACCAGCGGAACCGCCACTCACGTTGCGATTTGCGATGCCACCAGATTGCTGTACGTCACCACCTGTACCAGCCAGGCGCTGACGGCGAACGGTAGCAACACAGTGAACTTCCCGGTGTGGGACGTAGAAATAGCCGACCCAAGTTAATCTGAAGGGAAAACAATGAATATCGCAAACTCTCCTGAAGAAGCAAAATCGACAATAATCGACAAGGCCCGAGTTGCGCGTGTCCAGGCCGTTACCGTCAAGACCAGCCTCGATGCCGGGCCGACTTCTGCCGACATGGTGTACAATATTTTCCGGCATGTGGCGGCGGCCAAATCGACACTGGAAACAAGTAAACTTGTGGCCGGGCTTGATCCGGCTTTCGTTGCCGATGTGGATGCCGTAATCGCTGCAATGCAGGCAATACTTACCCAGGTCTCTTCGTCTTTTCCTGCATCGGGCGGCTATTTGCTCAAGGATCAAATCGTGGGCGATCAGATCGTGGCGCGAACTTTCACAACTGCACAAATGGCCGGACTGTCTACCGCGCTTGGGAACTTGATCGCCGTGCTGACCCCGTAAATTATGGCAATCGCCTATGATGCCTACTCATTAATAGGCACTCCCGCAGTTGGAAGTATAAGCGGAACCCATACTCCTGTCGGGACACCCAAGGGTGTTCTGATATGGGTCATCAGTGATTGCAATAATCTCGGCGCGGTTGATGAAATCAGCACCGTTACCTATGGCGGTGTTAGCTGTACAGAGGTCACTGGTTCACCGAGCGTATTCGATAGCAGCTCGGACGATAGTACAGTTCATTGCTTCCATCTTGGCTCGGGTATTCCGACTGGCGCACAAACCGTTGCTGTAACGGCAACAGCCAGTGTTGGAATCAATGCCGTTTATTGTGTTACCACTACAGCCAGTGCCAATACCGAAGTCGTAGATACCACGGTAATAACCGGGACAACAGCTAACCCAAGCGGAACTCTCTCGCTCGGCGGTGTTTCCTGTTTTTGCGCCCAGGGTTGGGCTTGGGGCGGTGCCACTCCAGGAAATACACCATTAGCCAACTGGACTGAAAGACAGGAATACGACTTTGGCACGGCGCAAGCAGGGCTGACAACCTATACCACGATTGGTACGGCAGACGTAACGTTTGGCAATACGTGCGTCGCTGACCAATTCAACTACATTGCGATTGCGATAAGGGAGTCTGCTGGCGGAACAACTAATTTAGTTGTAGCCGACGCAACGCATTCCCATGCCGCCGACAACCTCACGCTCACCAGCAATCACATGCTGGCGGTGTCTGATGCACTGCACGCCCACCTTGCCGATAACATCGACCTGAGCACGCTCACCGTACTGGCCATAGCAGAATGCCTGCACGGGCATTTGGCTGATAACATCACGCTCGATATATCCAGCGCGACCAACCTGACCGTCGCCGAGGCCTTACACGCTCATGTTGCTGACAACCTGGAACTCACCAGCCAGCTTGTGCTTGTAATTGCCGAGTCCGCCCATGCTCATGCCTCGGACAATCTGGTCATCACCAGCGAGCATGTGCTGGCTGTGGCGGATGCGCTGCACGATCATGCTGCCGATAATCTCACGTTGTCTATCGAGCCAAGTCTCGGCATCGCTGATGCGGCGCACAACCACATCGCCGACAACCTGACGCTGACAACGAATAGCCTGCTCGCCATCGCTGATGCCGTACATACGCATCTGGCCGATAATGTGAACCTGACTTACGCAGCCACGCTTGCAATCATCGAGGCAATGCATACGCACGCCGCAGACAATGTGGTGCTGGATTTTGGTGGTCTGCTTGCTGCTCTATCAGCACCGCGCAGCATCAATCAAAACATACAGGCTGGCGTCCGGACAAACATTCAAACATCGAGGCGGTAATGTCTATCAAGCGAATTAGTCAACCCTCGAGCGAACCCGTCACGCTCGCAGAGGTGAAGGCTCAATTGTCTATCGACACAGCCGACACCCTTGTCGATGCGATCATCACTCGCCGGATTACAGAGGCGCGGCAATGGGCGGAAAACTACATCGGCAGAGCAATAATTCAATGCACCTGGGAGATCGTGCTCGACGAATTTCCGCATGAAATAGAGCTTGCCTATTCGCCAGCCATCTCCGTGACTTCGGTTATCTACACCGATCCTGCAGGAGCAACACAGACGGTTGACCCTCTGGACTATTATCTGGACACGGACTCAATACCGAACTGGATTCTCCCAGCATACGGCAAAGACTGGCCCGCCACGCTGCCAACAGCGAACGCGGTGAGGGCCAGATACATTTCCGGGTACGCCGATGCAGCCAGTGTGCCTGGGCCGATCAAGGAAGCCATCATGCTCATCGTCGGGCACTGGATGCGGTATCAGGGAGCGGTTGAGTCTGGAGTGAACATCACCCGCATTCCCAACGCCGTTGAATGCCTGTTGATCCAATACAAGGTTTTTAATTTCTGATGCACGCCCGCGAACAGGTGCGAGCCGCCGTCCTCGCATTGCTCAACACCAGTCCAGTTGCATATCGAAGAGCGTACAGCACGCGCATCGCGCCACAAACGCAGGTATGGCCATATGTGATGATGTGGACGGAATCGGAAGCCATCACGGAAAGAACAATTCATCCAGGTGCAATCATGGTGCGCGAGATGAACTTGACGGTAGAGGGCCGGGTGCAACTACCGCAGCGCGAGACAGAAGAACTGGAAACGCGCATGGATGATGTTGCGATGGAGATTGAAAATAAGTTGACGATGACGGCATTGCAAACCGCGCTGTCAACAGTCGATAGCATCAGCCTTGTGGATACACGTATGGAGTTGGCTGTTGACCAGGATGATGTTCCTAGCTTCGGGGCCGTCGTGCTGAACTACATCATCAGTTATGCAACCATCGACGGGCTACCAGAAACACTTATTTAGGATTAAGCACAAATATCAACCGCCGCCTCCGGGCGGTTTTTTTTCGCCAATTGAAAGGGAAATATCATGGCAACAGTAAAAAAATGGTCAGGCGTCGCGGTTGCCATGCAATCCGCGCTTGGAGCCGACAAAACGATTACCGATATTGCCGTGGGTGCGACAGCTACCGTTACAGCAACTCACGATTTCAGCGCTGGGGATTATGTCGTATTCAACGTGTTGGGCATGTACCAGATCAACAATAAGGTTTACCGCGTCCTGTCTGTGTCCACCACGGTTTCTTTTGTTATCGAGGGCACTGGTGGTGCATCGCTGGATACCACCAGCTTCAATGCGTTCACATCCGGCACCGTCAACAAAATCACATTCGGCACTTCCATCACGACCGCAACAAGCATGAGTGCAACGGGTGGCGATTTCGATTTCGTCGATACCACCACGATCCATGAACTGGTCAAAACCCAAATCCCAGGCTCGGCAAATCCGTTGTCCTATTCGTTTGACAACATTTGGGACGCCGCCGATGCCGGGCAGATTGCCATGAAATCCGCGTCGGATGCACAGGCTACCCGAGCATTCAAATTCACATTCGGAACAGGTGGGCCGATCATGGTGTTCAATGGGTACGTTGGATTCACTGGTGCTCCAACTGGTAGCGCGCAGGACAAGGTTGTATCCCCTGCTGTTGTCACCGCGTTTGGCACTCCGACGTACTACGCATCCTGATGAACATCGCCGAGAAACTCAGGGCAGCGCGCAGGTTCGATCTCGTCGTCGGCTCGCACACATTCACGCTCACGCGACCGACTGACGAGGAGGCCCTGAAACTATCGCGCAACGGCCAGGATGCACTTGCCGTGGTGAAACAGTTCACGGTCGGATGGAATCTCCACGAGATAGACATTATCCCTGGAGGTTCACCGACGCCTGTGCTGTTTGATGCTGAAGTTTTTTCTGAGTGGGCCGCAGATCATCCTGAAGTGTGGGAACCGATCGGCCAAGCCGTGCTGGATGCGTACAAGTCCCATACTGAGAAGCGGGAGGCCGCAGAAAAAA